CCGTGCCGGATTGTCCCCAGCTTTCAAATCCAGTAGGGAATGTAGGGGATGCGCGGCCATCAGGAACTATTAATCTATTAAAAGCCGCCAGATCACCTCATACTCTTTGCAAAATTTCTGCTTTTTTGTTTGCCTTTGACAGTGATTGCATTTAAAACACCACTATTTCTTTTTAACATTTTAGCGAAAGAATCTGCATCGGTTGCGTCGATTTGATAATAATTAGTAATGGTGTTGCCTGCTGGTTGTGTATTCCGACTGTACCCTGTCATCCCTGTCATGCCATTATAATTTACCCCGCCGCCAGAAGATATTGTACTTCCCGCGCCTCCTGTATAAGACGCCCCTATTGTGCTTGTTCCTGCGCCTGCGACCGCACCCCCTATCATTCCACCAACGGCACTAAACAAAGCATTGACCATCATATTTGTACCTATCTTTGCCATAGAGTCAAGTACGCTTGTTGCCATATTACGAAAAGCGCCGCTTATATCTTCTGTGTTTCTCACAATAGAAAACGCCCCATTTTCCATCGCATCTTTAAAACTGCCCATTGCGGTTTCAGCCTCGCTCGCCCAAGATTGCGGCGCTCTGGCTTCTTCTTCGAAAAACAACTTTATACCTTCCATTGCCGACCCACTATGTCGTATCCGCTCGTTATCAAGTTCTTTCAGCCTTGCATAATATGCTTGCCATGCCAGTGTAATATCTCCTGTTATTTCGATTTCTTTTTCCCTTTGCTCATTAAGAGAAGATAAGCGAGAATCGTAATACTTTTTAGAATTAAACCCGAGAGTGTTATACATATCTTCATATGTCTTTTTAATCTCGGCTGCTGTAACAATATCCTCTTCTTTTATTTTCTCATATAAAGAGGAGCGATAATTTACAAAAGATTGCAATGATTTTTTTACCTCTCCATAATACCACTTATCAACAAGAAGGTCGTCTACCTTTGCATTCCGATATCCTTCAGCTTCCTTTTGTAGTTCAGAAGTTTTAAATGCAAACCCTTCTTTTGTCGTTGTTCCCATCGCTCTTAATAAACTATTTGTTCTTTTGATTTTATTATCTACCCCGGCTAAAACTTGGTCAACTTCTTTTTCGAAGGTTTTCATAAAACCAAACTCAACAGGAAATTTAAACTGAAGGTTTTTTATCCTATCACTAAGCTTTTCAATAGGAATAACTCCTAGCTCAGAAAGTCCTGCAATTTGCCTTAAATAATTTACAAATGTTTTTACAGTAGGGTTTGCAGAAACAAGGGAGTTTTCCCAACCATCAACATTTGTTTTTAAGTTCTTAAAAAATCCAATAACTTTATCTCCGCCGATAAGTCCAAATAAATCCCCAAAATCTGATTTCTCAAAAGTGATAAATTTCCAAATATCGCCCAATCCCTTTATTTGTTGTAACGAAGCAGAAATTCCACTTAAAATATTAAGATATGTTTCACTCTCAAAAACCATATTTTTAATTTCCAAAGTAACGTCTGCAATTTGCGCTTTCTGTTGTGCAATTTTATCGAAAGTTGTTCCAAAAGAATCTCCAACTTTTCTAATAATTTCATCTCCTGCTTCAAATGTTGCATTAAGAAAAGCCACTCTTCTATCCGCATCAGTTAAATCCGCCTCTGTTTTCCCTAGTGTGGTTTGTATCTTCCCCAAATGCTTATCATAATCAAGTAAAATTCCAAGATTGTCCAAAATCATTTTAGATTGTCGGGCAACGCCTAAAGTAATATCTTCAAACGCAACAACAACAGATTGCCCTGTTACTTTTGTTGTTGCTCTAGCAATTTCCATTAATCGAACTATTGTATCTGGGTCTAATCCGTATAGTATAGCACGACTTGCAGATTGCATCGCGTTCTTAAAATCAATAGTCCCTCCCGATGCTCTTTGCAAAGAAGAAATAATCCGCTCAGAATTACTCCCCACATTTTTAGCTAAATTTTCAAATGCCAGCTTCATATCTCTTGTTTTTGCAGCATTTTCAAATTCTTGGAAAGCTTTTGTCATAGAATAAATTGCGCCAATAACAAGACCAGAATAACCCACAATAGCTCCCCAGCTTTGTTTAACTGTCTCTTCCATTCTCGCCGCAGAATTCCCTATACTATTGTATAAAAAATTAGCCTCTATTTTTCCTGCTTTTAACTGGGAAGTATCTGCACCTATTCTTGCGGTTAACTCTCCAAGATTCATTTTTTATTTCCTTTTCTACTTTTGAAAAAATCTACCATATTCTTAAAGAAACTTGTTTGTTCTTCTGAAGACATTGGAGTTCCTTCCGGGGCCTTCACACTATTATAATCAAATCCTGGAATTCCAATAAATTCTAATCTTGAATACGCCATCCACTCCGTTAATTCGCTACTAGACATATTTCTAAGCATTTCTGCTCTTGTTTTACCTAGAATGAGTGCCAAGCGGAAAGTAAAACGTCTCGCTGGGCACTCTATAAGTTTTTTGTCATCTTGTCCACATCTTCCTTTTTCATTCCAGATAATTTTTGAGCAATATCACAAATTCTATCTAACGCCGCTCCTGACTTTTTACCTAGCTCTTCAATATCTTCCGGTTTTATATTGTTCCTTTCGTCTGCAAATACCTTTCTTCCCGTCTCAGGGTCTACAACAGTGTATGCGCATAACCTCGCCCGGAAATTAACATAGTCCCGAGTGTCTTTGTTTCTTAGAATCCAATTCTCAAATTCGTCCCGTTCATAAGCAGGCAACTCAGTAACCCTAACATAACACCCTTCTCCAAATTCTGGGACAGCAACATCTTCGGACTTTAAATTATTGCAATTAATTATTTGTTCTCTGGTCAAGAATTTTTTTTCCATTTTTCCCTTTCTTAAAATATTAACTTGTCACTGTATCAGCGCCACTAATTTTAATCTCACAATCTGCTTTAACTACATCGTTCATTTCAACCCCAAGTCCTAAGCTAGTTACCAACCCACTAATGGAGATTTCAGTATTTCCACTATCTGGTAAAACCAAACTGTATGTTTGTTTTGTATCAGACTCAAAATCGCTATTTAATAATCCATAGCCCGCTTTTGTAAAATTAAAACTAAACGTAAAACTCCCTCCGTCCCTTAACCCTCCAATAAATTCCTCATACCCCCCTAAGCTATCAAAATTTGTTACTGGAATTGTGTTTCTTGACTTATTGGGTCCTTTCACGCTTATTACCTCTGCAATTGCCACGGAGCCTCTTTTAAACACCGTTCCAATTCCGCTAAATGCCGCACTTGGGTATCCCATATTTTCTCCTCTCTTTTTTATGAATAGGTCCTATGTGTATTAAAATTTAAACTATATAATGGCCTTTGAGAATCGTCGAACCCTAAAGACATTATGTCCCCAAACAAAGTAATTTGAATATAACGAGTAGAACCAAGAATTTCATCTGTTAATTTATGTAGTGCTGTTTTTATATTATGTGCTAATGTATAAGCAGTATCTGCTCGTCCTTTATCTCCTCTAACTATAATTTGAACAGACGGAAACTCATATGTTTCATATATTGATAAAGGAGAAATTCCCGCACTATTAAATATTGCAATACAACTATCTGGAGTTTCTGGAAGAGTATCAAGAAATAAATTGCTCCACAACACTAAGCTTAATGCGAACTTAGACTGGGTCAAAATCTCAGAAATTTCTTGCGCTGGACTTTTCATTTTATCTTTGCCCTTTTATGAATTATAGATAAAATACTTCTGAAAGTTCTTTTTAATGCCTTTTCTAAAAACTTCCAACTTGTCCCAGGAGCACGGTAATTTTTATTTATTTCATGAACCGCTAATGCATAATTTGAGCGATATCCAACCGTTGCGTAATCGGTTCTTAAATTTAGATTTTTTATAGTAACAGTTCCATTTTTATCTCCAATCGCTAAGTTTCCTCCTCTTGCATCATCTATGTACGCGCTGTTTCTAAGATTGCCAGTGTCAACAGGGGTTTCTGGTAGGGATTCTCCTAGCACATTAATAACTGCTTCTAAAACTCCTGACCTAACATCTCCTTCAATAAGTTGAATTTGATTATTTAAATTCGTTAATATTTTATCTAACCCTGTCGGCATTTTCTTATCCTAACCAAGCAACCCTTACAAAATCAGTAGCTCGAATATTTGGGGTTTTCTCTCGGGAAACAATCTTATATGCATTATTAATCAATAAAGGGTCTAATTGTTGTTGAGAAGATAACAAATCTAAAGTCCCTAAATATAAATACTCTCCAACTTCTATCTCTGTATCTAACATTACTTCCGCCCTTGAAAGAATTTCTATATTTTTATCATTTCTAATTCGAACCATTTTTTCTTCCCATCTAACATTAATTTCAATTCCAGCGTCAAAAGTATATTTCCCAAATTGCCCTGGAACAGGGGTCTTCCATAAAACAGCTGTTTGCTTTAAAAATTTAGTTACAAAAGCCATATAAGACCCTTTTTAACTAAGAAATATCAATCGTTCTAATAAAAGAAGATTTTCTGCCTATCTTCACCAATGTGTTACTCGAATCTAATTGAATTGCAACCCCTCCATAAGGAGTAGTAGAAAGCAATCCAAATTTACTAACATCTAACGTTTGATACGCACGATTGGCAGAACCCGCCCCTTCAGAGACTACTGCCCCAGAACTTCCTTCATCTCTTCCCCCTTGAGCGCTAATAAAGTGAGCCGCAACAAACCTTTCTATTTCTTTTAGTAATTCAACACTTAACCCCTTACTCCCCAATCTTTGCGTTACAAATAAATTTGCAGCATTAATAAAAGGCTCTACTTGAGAATTTGTAAGGTCTGTTGTTATTATTTCTTTTACTTCAGCTCCTGTGACTCTTCCCATTAGAAAACTCTCCTTTTCTAATTACTTCGCTCCAAAGGGCAGGGGTAATAAATTCAATAACTTCTTTTTCTTTCCATATAAGATTAAAACATTCTATTATTTTTTTTATATTAGTAAAATTCCCTTCTATCATCTCTTGAGGATAAACTTCATATACATTTTTACAACTTTTTTTAATTTCTTCAAATCTCGTTAAATGATAATCTACCCAACCCTCCCAACCTTGCTTATCTTTGTATGCACTCATGAACCCTGTTTTAAGGCACGAAGAAATAATATCTTCTTTATCTCTCCGTACAATTATCCATTTCGCATCAGGAAAAGCGGCATTCCATATTGGCCACATCAAACACATCTTCGCCCCTTTATAAAACCACGGGGAGTTATTTGGATTATATTTTTGTTCATTTAAAACCCCTAAAATCTTATACCTCCAAATATCGGCAAATTGGCTATTTACTACATAATCTTTAATTATATTTATTTCAGGTAACGGATATTGTCCCTTTGGGTCAGCCCCTATACTTTCTAGAAAAGGTTTGCAAATTTTATTTCGAATTGCCGCATTCTCAAAAAAACCTTTTTGATTATTAAATCCCGCAGAAACAAATTTTCCTCCCCATGCGCCACAAATATGAAATATCCCCGCAGTAAAGGAAGTTCCACTACGAGCACATCCAGTTATTAGTATAGGAGAGTTTATATTCATATTAAATTCCTTTAGAAAACCGCCTAAATTCACACTTTAACCCTATTTAACGTATATAACGTATAAAAACCTATTAAAGTCGTTAAATGACCTATTTTCTTACGTTTAATTATCCTTCCGATAAAAGTAAAAATCACTCTTGTCAATATTTTCAATTTTTTGAGGGACAATAATTTCCCCAAATCTTTGGGTACTCGCTTTGTGGAAATGTTTATTGGCTCCTCCACAAATCCATTGTAAATCACATTGATTACAAGGTTCTCCTTTTTCTTCTACATTGTTACTAGTATTTATTCCCCACTGACGAAATTTATCAAACGTCTTTGGAAGTATATTATAATCCCATTCATCTTTATCAAACACCACCTGCAAATCATTACATATACATTTCCTATATTTTTCTGCTATCCGACACATTGGATAATATCTTACATTTACCTTAATGTTATTTGCTTCCGCCTTTTCTATAGATTGATTTAACAAAGGCTCCACAAGTCTTAAATCAGCTATTGTTTGACAAGTCCCTTCTGTATCTTTTTCCCAACCATGATGCGGATTCATATTTATAAAATTAATCGTTGTCGGTTTCCATTGAATCATATAGTCTGTAATTTCTAGAATTTCGTTTTGGTTAAAAGCATTTAACACGCAATTAAACCTAAAACCATTTTTCAGTCCTGCTTCTGAAATAATTTTTAATGTTTTTTCCTGAACTTTTCTTGCATTATTAGTTTGAGTTAAATAGTTGTGTGTATTTTCTGTCCCGTGAATTGACAATAAAAACTCATCAACACCTTCTGAAATTATAGAATAAAGTTTTGATTCGCTCATTAGTCCGTTTGTAATAATACAGGAGTCTATATAATTTTTTTTCAAATAGTAAATTATTTCCTCTATGTCAGGATGCAATGTCGGCTCTCCCCCGGTTAACTCTGTTCTATTATTCCCCCTGTCTATTCCCTCCTCTATTTCATTGAATAAGGCAGACTTTGGTTTAAACCGTTGTTTTCTTAAATCTCCTAAATGTTTATAATAGCAAAATAGGCAATTAATTGAGCAGTGTCTTCCTACATCTAGAACAAAAGTTTTTGTTGGCGTTATATTTGCTTGTAGCATTATTTCTTCCTAAAAATTTTAATAACGGTTTGCCCTAAAGTTGGAACTACTATTTCTTCCATTTCATTATTTTTTCTTTTGACAACCCCATAACTATTTTATTTAAAATTTGGTCTATTCTAAGAGAGCTATACATTGTTAAATTTCTCCATTATTGGAAAAGACTTTTCTCTTAATACTTTAGGTAATTTATCCTTTTCTATAGTTTCTATTTCAAACCAATTTCTTTTATATCCAATGGCTGGATGAAACCCTCCATTTACATTGGGCAACTTATTCCAAATATTAGGAATCCATTCAGACATATCCTCATAAAGAGCATTTTCAGAAACATGAGAAGAAATGATTTTCTCCAAAACAACATTAAAATTATTCCGAACATAAACATAATGATGGTATGGAATTTTACCTTTGTCGTTCTTCATTGTTATTGAAGGTAATCCACAACAGCGCGCATCGTTTCCTAAATCCGACAAGTTAGGTTTTATAAAGCAAACTGGTTCTAAAGGCTCAACAGGAAACACTCTCCAATAAGGAGATTTTATATAAGTATAAATGCCACTTCTATATGCTTCGTAACCTGGGTTCTCTTTTAAAAATTGAATTGCATTCTCTAAATCCTGAGCATTCCATACTTCATCAGTGTCAATTAACATAACATAGTCACAAGGAATGTGGGTCTTTATATAATCATACCCAAACATACACTGTTTTATTTGATATATTGTATCATAATTTAAGCTTATAATTTTATTATCATAATCTAAACAATCATCAATAATCCATTCTCCTCTTCTTTTCGACCATCTTTTGTTTTTACAGAGCATTTCATTAATGGCTTCTCTACAACTATTCCCCTTTCTTCCTGTCCAAGAAATTTCTGAGTTCACAAAAACAATTTTTTCAACATACGGATAAATACTTAATGTCATTGCTTTTATCCACTCTTCTCCCGCAAATGTTTTACACAAAGCAACAATTTTCATTTAGATTCTGTCCCTCCGTCCCCAAATCCGCAACAAACCGGATTAACACAAGGATAATCAATATATTTTCTGTTTTTAATTCCTTCTAAAATCTCTTTCCTTTTTTCTCCATTAAATATATCTAAAAGATGCTCTTCCATTATATTTCCGCAAATAAACTTCGATTGATAATCGTCATAACAACAAACTATTACAGAGCCATCAGGACTTACCCAAATAACATTTTGAATAACATTCCATTTAGGACAAGAAGCTTTTATATTTTGAGAAGCCTTTAATCTTTCCCCCCATAAACTATGTCCTATAGTACAAACTGTCGGAGTCAAAGTCCCTAGAGGAGAATACCAAGAAAAATATTCTTTAATCTCTGCTTCTTCTCTAGGGATTTGTTTTAACTCTTCGTCTGTAAAAAAATCCCTAATAGGCCTCTTATCTAATACTTTTTTACATTTATTATAATAGTCGTTGATATTATTATAAAGAATCACTACAGGGATTTTTTTATTTATTGAAAGGAAATATTTCAGATTATTAAATACAATGTTCTGATTTAAATTACTGTTCTTCTCAAAAATCCATTTATGGAGGGAGTCAATTCTTACATGGATTTTTGAGAATAAATCTTGCTCCACAATTCTATCTGCTCTCTCTCTATTTAAAAGAGAGAAGTTGTTATATGTCCATCTTGGAATATGAGGGAATTTTGTTTTTAATGTTTCTATGTAATCTAAATAATGAGGGTTGAGAAAAGCTTCTCCGTTTCCGCTTGTTTGAATAATTTTAAAATTAATATCCTGTAGTTGAGTAACTAACATTTCAAAAACATCTTTTTCCATAAAAGGTTTATTCCCTGCTCCATGGGGACGGGAACAAATTATACATTCTGCGCAACAAACATTACTACAATTTAATTCTATTTCTGACGGATGTTTAACCATTTTTATCCTCTCTTGCGAATTTCATACGCACTACTATTTCCGTCCCCAATATGGACAATATATTGACTATCTATTAAATTTGCCCTTTTATATCCCAATTCATAATATTTTATCGCAACAGGCCTGTCCCAACCCCTCCCTTTAATATCAAACCCTTCATCATATTTTCCCAGCAAATCAATTGTGGGTTTATGTTGCAAAGACGGATTCAAAGTGTACCCGCACCAAAGAGCGTCCGCGGCATAAAGTCTTTGTTTTTCTTCTTCAGAGAGTCTTTGCTTCATCCTGGACGGGCGAATTGGAAGATAGTTGTGAATAAAATATGAAATTCCGTTTGGAGTTTCTCTTATATCTTTTTTGTCTCCCATCCAATATCGCAAAGTTGCATTTTTAACTAAGTCGTTGTGAAGAACTATATCAAATAATTTCCGAATATAATTATCTTTTTTTAAGAATAGCCAGTCATCCTCCATATGAAAAAACCATTCTGTTTCTACTTGAGAAAAGATATTATTTATATTGCTTGCTTGTCCTTTTTTTGGATTTTGATAAATTGTTAAGAACGGATATTTTTCTTTCATCCAACTGACGTCTTCTTTAGAACTTCCATCGTCTCCGACCAACCATTTATCTACTAAATCAAGGTCTAAGCAAGTATTAAGAAAGCTATCCATTGTCTTCTCAAATAAATTTCTTCTTTTATATGTGGTTAGAGTGATATTAATTTTCATTTTCATTTCTTGTGCTAAAAAAATATTCTCTATTTTTCTTTAGGTGTTTCTTTTGTTCTTTCTCTTCATTTAAATGAACTAATTTGCATTTATTATTTATTATTATTTTTGCTGTAGGGAATTTTTTATAAAGGTCGTGACAAATCGCATTATCTTCCCATCCACTCCCTTCAAACTTTTCATCAAAAGGCAAAGAAGTATCATTATGAAACTGTATTAAACTATCCATTTCTTCTTTTCTATAAGCAAAACAAGCTGTTGGGATTCTGGGGACTCGCTCAATCTCTTCTTGCACCTGATGTTTACTCGTCATCATCCCCGCCCAACTACCGTCTTCTTTTATCAACCTTGCAGAAACAAATTTAATTTCTTTATCTTGTTTTAACGGCAAAATTAACTCCTGTTCCCAATTTGAATAAAACCCTCGAATATCATCGTCGAGCATAATGATATAATCGCTTCTCGCATATCGATGACAAAGATTTCTATTTTTCGCAGCACTTTGTATTTTACAAGAGGCAATTAACATTTCTAACCTCAAAGTGTTATCGTAAATCTCTTCCACTTGAGATGTTATTTCTTGATAATTTTTATATGTTGGAATTAAAATATCTACCATACCCTTAATCCTTATTAAAATCCTTTTAAAAACCAGTCAGATTTACACTTTAACCTTGTTTAATGCATATAACGTATAAAAACCTATTAGATTTGTTAAATGACCTGTTTTTAAACGTTTTTAACTTTGCCAATTACTTTCTACCCAAGAAACTTGCTTAGCAACTTGGTGAGGTCTTGGTTGACCATGAAAACAAACCACTTTAGAGCCTTTAGGCAATTTTTCCCGACAATGCCATTTATAACTGTATAATCCATGGTTAGGAATATCTTGAATATACTTTATTTCAATATTATGGGAAACCAATGATTCTTGTATTATGTCAGCATCACCATGGTATTTTTCTTTAGCTAGTAAATAATTAAATTCTTTAGAAAGAAAGCTAAAATCCCCATTCCACCCCATAACACCAGAAGTAAACATACCTTCCTTTTCCCATCTTTTAGCATTAAATTTTTTCATCGCTAAAAATTGAGTTTCCTTCAAACTTTTTATCTCTTCAGCAATAAATTGAATATCATCAACAATAACTGTATCTAAATCAAAATACAAACACGCCCCTTTTATGTTAAATATTTCAAGTTTTGCCCAATAGCCCGAATAATTATTTATTAAAGGCTTAAAAACAATATTCGAAATTTTCCCAAAAAAATTAATATCATTTGTATAGCAAATAAAAGCAAACTCCTCTTTTATTTTTTTTCTACAAATATTCAATAAGGATAAAACATACTTTTCATTAAAGTCTTTATTCCCTATTTTATTATACACACAAATAATATTCATTTGAACCTACTTATAAAATCAACACTTGATATTTTTGGGAAAGCCATTAAATCACTATCTATATTTAAGTTGTAAACTTCGACTCCAAGACTTTCTATTTCTTTTGCGATAATAAGAAAACTTTGCTTCATCAATGGAAACGGATTATACCTCCTAAGATTTACCTTGTGTTGCCGATGATAATTATGTTCTCCTTTAGTCCCTTTCTTCATATCAAATCCAACTAAACCAATAGTTTTGCAACCCAAATGATACGCAAAGTTTATTGCTCCGCCTCCAGAATTATTGTTCCACGCAATACTATCTCCTTTTGTTTCGATTCCTACTGGTTTACTTCTTTTGTACCAATACATAGTAGAAAAAGGCGTATGAGGACATCCAGCAATTATTCCAGGATATTTCTGCAATTCAATTGAATTCCACTCGTATGCCCATCTATCGTCACTAAACCAAAGAGCGTCGGTATCAAAATCAAAGGCGGCATTATTAACTCCTATACTCTTGAATTTTGATTCTGAAACAACCAAAGGAAAATCAAAAACACTTAATCCTCCCCCAATAATAAAAACTGGATGGTTACTCCAAATATTTTTGATTTCCTCCGGATTTCTATAGTTGTAAGACATGGTTAGCCTTCTTTATCTTTTTAGAAGCATAAAACTATTCGCAAGGAATAAACAAATCTACAAAAGGTTTAACTTGTTTCTTAGTTAATCCAACCTTGTCTCCTCTTTTATACACATCAAACGTTTTTGCTCCTGTCTTCAATTTAAACTGAGTTCCTTGAAAAATATACATTTTCTTTTTTGTTTCTTTTATTTCTTTTGCAGCCATCCCAAACCCTCCGTCAAATATTAAATAAAACTATACACTATAATGAACTAATCCAATTTTACCATCCTGTTTCGCTCTTATCTGAGGAACTAAAATCATTAAGATTTTAAAATGAATCATAAACCCGCCATCTGTTGACCATTGAGTAGTCATAATTGGGAGAGCGTTTACTGCTCGAACAACATCTTCTGTGAATTGGACTAATACAACATTCCCATCTGGCAACTGGTCTGCTACTTCAATTTGAGAAATTCCTTTAATTTTAAGCAACCTCTCTCTAGTCGAAATATCAGAAGTTGCTTTAAAATCCTCATCCATTGCCGTCTCATAAGAAGTAGGAACATATAATCCCCAGTCTCCAAAATGGAGAGCATCGATACTATCTTGCTTCATAGCTAAAACATCTGTAAGAATATTCTCTCCTGTATCAGAAGACCAAGCAGTTCCCAAAGACGCTGTTAAACGATTTGCATGGTCGGTATATCCTCGAATAGTACCTCCCCCAAATGTGTATGCGCTCGCTCCATTAAACAATATATTTTCTGCCATTTCCATCACTTTAAAAGCGGAAAGAGTAGCGTGACTTGTATCAATTGGCATTCCACCTTTTCTTGATTCTTCCAATACTCTCGCAGAAATAGAAAAATCTTTATGGATAATCGGCAAAGGCAAATACTTAATATCATAGTCAAGTCTATCTTTAACCGTTTTAGAAATGGCGTCCATCGTTAACTCCGCGCCGTTCATGTCACTGGCATCTTGGTAAGCAAGGACTGTTTTGGAAAGCCCTGTCCCTGTGTTATATACTAATCCTCTCTGCATCAAATCCCTAAAGCCAACTGCTCGTTTTTGTGCGGCTCCAACAACTGCTTCGTCAAAAGCTTTCCATTCATCATACAAGAGGATATCATTTGTTCTCAAAGCATTAATGGAAAACCCATTGTTTAATAATTTTGAGGCAACACTACCTGTGGCATGTTGTCCCCCATACAATTCTACTTTTGCCTCTCCTTCATTAAAAACAATTTCGTCTCCATATTTTTGCTTCATATCCCTGCGAAATTTGTTGATAGTTTCTAACTTATCTGACGACATAAATTTCTTCTTCATTTAATCCTCCTCGTTTAAATTTTTTGATTTATTTAGATAACTTCGCAACGAATCAAAGCTGCGGCGGATGTTGTTGTAACCGCTTCTTTTGCTTCAAACAATGTTGCGGAATCAGGAGTTCCAGTAACTTGAGTATGCTTCTGTAAATAACCCCCAACCGCAGGTTCAAGATGGTCTCCAATTACTATTGTCTGTGAAGTGGCAAGTAACCCCGCAAATTCCTCTCCTTTTCTAAAAACTCCTGTTTGAACTCGCTCATCTGCTGCATAAGCATCCCCAACAGCGTCGCCTTCAAGGTCATTTTCAAGAGCAACCCTTGCAGGAATAGTTTCTCCCGCCCATGGATTTGCAATAACTGTATTGTCAGACTGCAACCTCACCAACATTCCTGGAGAAATTGTTCCTCCAGATTTATACTCGTGCCGTTCAGGAGTTCCTTTCAGTACGATTGTTCTGTGCGCCATAAAGATTTTCCTCCATTCTAAATTTTTACAAAATTAATTAATTATTTACTCTTCCAATTTACTGCTGCTGGAATAGGAACCCCTCTTCCATCTTCCCTTCTTTTGTGAGGGTCGTATTTTTCGTTATGTTCCTGGTTGCCTCCTGCCCCAGAATAATTATAATCTCCTCCTGCAAGCTCTACTAATTTCTCTAAATTTACAACATCATAAGTTTCCAATTGCTCTTTTGTAAAAAGGTTTTTCTCATTTTTTAACAACGTAGAAACTAATTCGTTTTTATATTGTATATGCTGAGAATAAGAATTTGTCAATACCTCTTTAAATTGCACTGGAACGACTTCATCTAAAAACTGCTCTACTGTTTTTGGGACAACTTTTTCCTTTTGAGAGTTTTGTATTGATTCCTCTTCTCCCTTCTCTTTCCCTTCTTCTCCTGCTCCTGCTCCTGCTCCAATTATTACTTTCGACATTGCAACCAATCGGTCTAATTTCTTCTGAACATCAATAGCCTTCTTCTCAATATCGCTCGACTTCTTCTCGTTGCAATCGCATTCATTAAATTTTACCGCTGCAATATTTAGCGCTTTATACTCTTCCTCTGACATTTCTTCTTCAATCCATTTTCTATTTTCTTTATTGTCTGCAATCTCCAAATGCTTACAGTTGATTAAAAAATCAACTTGCTCTTTCGTCCTCTTCATATTTTTTTTTCCTCCGTCTTCATATTCAAAACTAGTAAGATTAGCACTTGCTATCTTATTTTTCTCATTTCTTATCCCACAACCGTCTCTATAACTACACGCCCCTTCAGTATTTGAAAGTAACGCTAAATGGTCGGGAACATAACTTATTGCGACCCCTTTGTATTTTTCATCGTTCCAAATTCCTGGTTCTTCTACCATTTCAAAAAATAATCCAGTAGAAACTTCCACCGGAAGCCCCGATTGAATGGCTTGCAAGAGCATAGGGGCTACACCATTAAGCTTTTCTATATCAATCCATGCTTCAGCCTTTAATTTCTTCTGCTCTTTATTATATTCGGTATTCCAAATATTCCCAACACTCTTTAAGATAGTTTCCGGGTTTCTAGCTCTTATTGGCTCTCCTCTTTCATTTACTGGATGGTTTATCATAACAGGAATTCCATCCCATCTTGAAGGGTCATAAGAAAGTTCTTTCTCTCTATATAAAACGCTTCCTGCACTTCCCGCATGAACTCCTTCAACCAACATTATAACAGGAGCAACCAATGTTTTTCTTCTATTATAATTTATAATTTGAATAGATAACTTATCTGTCTTAGAATAGTTAAAATAAATTTTCATTCTTATATTGCCTTTCTTTTAATCTTCCTAAAATCTTCAGTGAAAGGAACCGCAACACACCTACAGTTTGGATGAACAGGAATAACCCCTTTCATCTCAGCTATTGTATATGGTCTCTTCATACTTCTTACTTCCAAATCCCTGCAAACAACACAAACTCTACTATCTTTTGCCGTTAATAATTCTGCGTATACTTTTAAACCCTCCACGTTTGCCTGTTCATATTCATTCATATTTGCTTCGTGGTGGGCTCTAATAATTTCAGTTCTCGCCAGTACTCTCGCTCTCACAATCCCTATTTTGGAAACTCTATTATTTAAATCAACAGCAATCTTTCTCGGATTGTCTCCTCTAACAAATCCCTCTGATAAAACACGAGAAATTTGTTTATTCATTTCATTAGTAATACCTTTTAGTTCATTGAACGCACGGGTATATAATAAAGAAACAGCATCCACATGAAAAGGTTTATTAAACGCAATTTCAATCGCCCCTTTTACATAGTCAATTCCAACTTTATTCATTTCCGCTCTTGCTCTTGCAATTCCTCTTTGGTATGAAGAGCGAATATAAATATTCATCCAACTTTCATCGGAATACCTTTTAATCCCAAAAATTCTATATGTTTCTAAAATCTCTCTTTTTTCAGTCTCTTCTAACCAATCCATAAATGATTGTATCTTATCAGAACTCTTTGGAAATGCGAATCTCTCATTTTGATTTGTAGTTATATCTAACCCAAAAACATTTTTATCTATAATTTCTTCTTTAATAATATTTTTTAATTTTTTAAATCTACGAAACAATTCAGCTTCAAATCTCCTTCTAAGAGAAAATGTTCTTGTTGGGTCTGTTCGATTCACAGTATTAAAAATTAATTTTTTTTCAATTTCAGAACAGCAAAGAAGGCTCATATTTTTGTCCTTTTGAATTTTGAATCGCTTTTCTCTTCTTGCTGACCTTGCTCCCCTTGTTCTTCGTCAATTTCTTTTTCTGTTAAAAACTCAGTTAAATTTTCCATGACCTCGTCAATTTCCTCTTGCGTATATCCATAATATTTCTTCAGCAATATTTCCGGAGAGATTAACGAATCCACCCCACCATTTATATATTGTGATAATCCCCCAATTACTTTAGTGGCATTATCGTTTCTTTCTGCATCGCTTGGAGCATTTAAATCTCTCCAAGAAACAATATATTCTTCTATTGGTTCTGGTAAAACTCCCTTTTCAATCAATCTATCTATAAAAGGCCTTAAAATCATTGGTTCGCAATAGTTTATATTTCTTGCAGACAGCACATCGTTCCAATTTTCTTTGTCTTGAGAAGAAGAAAGCTCTCCCATTTCAGACCCCATAAAAATCCGCTTGGGGATGCTTTTTGTTGCGCAAATTAAATCTATATAAGTATCTGCATGGCTTTGAGGAGCAATAATTTGTTGATTAATAGAGTTTACCGTTACTCCTTGTAAATTCATATGTCTTTGAAAGCCATGCAAATACTTATATATTTCATCCTCAAGAGCAACTTCGTCTTGGTCATCCTCGTAATCTCCTTCGGCATCCCTCTCAAATACAATTCCTCCAAATGCACCTCTCCAAAACATTTCACCTGAAGAACCAACAACCATCTGAAGGTTGTATAAATCATTCCAAGAGGGTTCTAGTCTAGGAGTACCGAAAACTTCATTCAGAAGTAACCCTTCTGCAACATGAATTATTCTCGAGTAATGAACATCAATAGTTTTTGTCTTTATAGCGCCCTTTGTGTTTACATCCTCAAGAGAAATTTGAACTGTATATAGTTCTGGCTTTCCATATCTTTCACTTTTTGTATCTGTATCAAATTGCTTTATTGTAACTTGCCCTTCTCTATATGTTTGCAAGTAAAGCAACTTACTTGCAGAAACGCATTCTTCCTCTAAAGGTAAATTATCGTCAAATCCTAAAAGTAAAACTCCAAACCGGCCTATACCAGATAAAATATCTACTCTATGAAGGTAATGGTAAATTCTTTTTTTCTTAACTAGTAAGCTCCACTCTTTTTCAAATTCTGTCTCTTCATTATCGCTCTCACTAATTGTTGGATGGTATTTCCAACAACCATTGGGGAAAATGTCTACTACTCTTTTTGCAACTCCAAACCTTTTATACATCCCCCAAAAATCATTAATATCTAATGTCTTTTGCCAACCTAAAGCATCGTATAAATCTCTGTCTCCTTTGTGAGAATATCCTAGCTTAGAAAATAATTCTGCTCTTGAAAGCAAATCATTATTAATCTTGAGCTGGGAAAGTATTTTTCTCTTTTGATTTATTGTAAATTTGTTTTTCTTCATTTATTTTCTATAATCTCTTTTTCCAAACTTGCCAATTCTCTTTTTCCTTTGAGGATTATCTCGCACATAAGAAGCAATAGCCCACATGATTATTCTATCGTCATGCTTACCTTGAGCGGCTTCATATTTCCCTGTTCCGTTATCAACAAAATCTATGCACTCGTCCAGGAAATCTTTGTCATTAATAATCATCAAATTTTCATCAATATTGTTTGCTAAACTATCCAACATTAGCGGCCTTGTTTTTCCATTCGTTTGCCAGCCCAGTCTTTTGCCCCCTATATTATCGTAGTCTTTATGGTAATATAGATTTGAATAATGTAAGGTATTTAATGCAGTATTTAAAGCGCTATGGCCGTGATTATTCTCTTCTATCGCCCACAATGCCTTATTATATTCTTGGCAGAGTCGAGCAGATTTTTTTGCGAACACTTGTGGAGACCACCTTCCATGCAAAAACGCAACTTGCTCATTAGTTTCAAAATCTAATATCCCCGTACAACTGTAGTCGCTACCTGGCCGACCCCCTCCAACATCAGACCCCGCAACATACCTTCTTTGTGGAATAGGTCTTTTATATATCTTTAAACAATTATTATCTCTAACCTCGATTGGAGGGTTGCAATATTTTATTTGTTGCGTTATTTTAGAGATATCAAAAAAAGAATGAGAAGAGGCAATAAAACAAGAAACATCGTCTTCTGGATACTCCTGGAGAAAAAGTCCCTTTAAAGTTTTTTGTTTATGCCTCCTAAACTTTATTTGTTCTTCAGAAAGATTGTGTTTTTCAGATAAGAACCTTTCTTCTTCTGTATAATCTAATTCTTCTCCTTCGAGTAAAGAAATTCTATTCTGTTCGTCTACCCACCAAGGAATGAAAATAGGAGAAAAAGTAGAATCTCCTCTTTTTGCTCTTTGCCATTCGTGGAAGAAAAATCCCTTTCTTCCATTTGGAGTTGTTTCAAAAACAACTTCTCCCGCACAAGCTTCTAATAGGCCAGCAATAAGATTTGTCGGTTTATCTTTTCCATCATCTCCATTTTCGTGAGGCCAAAAAGCCACCTCACTACCGTGAAGCCTTTGTAAAGTTTGACCTCTTCCAAAGGCAGAGCTACCTGCTGTTCCAATGTAAAACTTAGAACCTAACTTATCAAAAGACAACTCTCTCTTATTTTGAGACTGTCTACTTGGCTTATAAAAATTATCTATTGTGTCATAATATAGTTGAGCAATATCGAATATTTTCTGAGTAGATTCTGTATCGTGCGCTAACGTCAAACAATATTGACCTGAGTAAGTAGCGCATAGATGGAAAGACTTTGCTTGTTCCCAAGTTGTTATTCCTCCTCTTCTATATTTCAGTATAAGATAGTGAGGAGACTTTCCTTGGACGACTACTTTTTGTTTTTCTTCTTCTATATATCTCTGAACAGAATTTAAATAAAATGGAATGATATTTCCCTTCTTAGACCTTATCCACAACAACTTCTCAGTATATTGTATCGGGTCCAATAAAAAGGATTCATCAACTACTGATATCTTTTTCTTTTCTTTAGTTGCTATCATATATTCTATTTCCTACAAATTCCCCTCTTTCAATAGCCTTCTTTGCTTCTTCTTCTCTTGTTTTGTGTATCTCTCTTAATCTATCTTCTATTGATATGGATACTTGTAATGCTTTTCCTTCTGCTCCTGTTATCTCCCTACGCTCCACATATCCTCTCGACTTTCCTAAACATCGTAAATGAAAGAATATACTATGTTCTTTTCCTTTTTTTATATTCTCCAGCAACTTCTTTTCTGATATATCTAAATGTTTCTCTCTCATTGCTCTGATAGCTCTCTTCAGCCTCTTATCTCTTTTCTGTCTATTCCATATTGCTTGATAAGTTATTCCCAGACTATTTGCCGCTACAGTAAGAAACCCATTTGATTTCTGAATTACTCTTATTAGTTCATCTGTCGTATACTTTGGGGAATTTCCTCCTGTCCAGCGATTCTCTTTGCGTTTTTCAATCTCAAATTCCCTATACCTTTTTTTTCTAGCTTCTTTTATAGCTAGTTTTAACTTTTTACTTGTTTTCTTTTCTATTAATATTTGTTTCAGGGGTATCTTGAGAGTTTTTGCTGCAATAGTTAAAAACCCATTTGATTTCTCTATTGCTAAAATCAAATCATCTATAGTGTATTTTCTTGTGAATTTACTCTTCATATAAGAATTTATATATAAATTCTTATGTAATTAAAAGTAGATTCCAGATAAACCTATATAAAATATATTTCATTTATTTTCTTGTTTTTCTTTAAAAATAATATATAATAAAGGTGTAATAGAAAGGCAATTTAACATTTTAAAAGAAGGAGAGAGAAATAGATTGAAGAAAAGAAATAAAAAGAAGAAGGAAAGGCAGCGGAAACGAAATAGTAAAAACAGAGGAGAGAAAAGAGAGCGGCATATTTAAAAAAGAAATAGAAAGAAGAAGGAAAGACAGCGGAAAATCTTAAACTTTTAGAAAAGGAGAAAAGAATGATTATAAAAAATGAAACAATGGAAGTTGTAGAAGAATTAAAAGAAAGAATTAAAAGTTATACCCATGAAACAGAATTAAAGATTTTAGAGAATGCCAACTTGATTGTAGAAATTGGAGCGTTGACGGTAGGTACAGATTTAAACGGAAAAGTTATTCCCCAGAATGTACTGTATCCTACACAGTTTACAAAGAAAGCAGTCAAAGCCATCTTATCAATGGATTGGAGGAATGGAAAAGGAGAACGAATTGAACCTGTCGTTTTTAATAGAAATGACTGGTATCGAGAAAGATTAAAAATAATGAATAGCCTCCTAAAAATTTTAGAAGCAGGATATTAATCCCTTAAAGACCTGAGTACGTTTTTTTAAACTGCTCAATTTAATTTTAAATTTTTGAAAGGAGAAGAGAAGATGAAAATCAATTTAAATTTTTTGAAAGAAAAAGAAAAAGAAATAAACAGAGAAATAGAAAAAAAATCACAAAACAAATTATATTATAAAGGGCAAGAAATTGCTTTAGAAGAAATAAGGGAGATTATTAAAGGAAAAGAAGATATTTTTTTATTTTTAAAACACAGGGAAGAAGAACTCCGGAAAATCCATAAACATTCTCCCAACGATTTTTTTCTTTTAGGAAAAAAAATATTATATTCACAAG